TACTCATGGTAGTTGTAGTTTAACAGAAATTTTTCTTTTGTCAATCCGGTATTCCGCTCTCTAGTCTATATAACATAGCCTCTATTTGATCGTAGTTTTGCTCTATAATCATTTGTCGTGGAGTTTTATTGTAAAATGCCGGATTAGGAGAGTCCAACCAAGCATCAATAAATTCTTCTTGTACTATTCTTTTTAGTCTTTCTTTAAGTTTTTCTGTAGTTATCATTGTAATCCTAATTCTTGATCTAAATCACTCAATCGTTGTAATGCCGCTAATCTTTTCTTTTGGCTTCTATAAATATCTACTGACCTATTATGTAAATCAACAATGTATTCTGCTGTTTCTTTATCTATGCTACCATCTGGAATAATATATTCAAACTCATCAACTCTTTCAGTTTCACCCACCTTATTTTTATAGAGTATCTTTTCTGTCGGCAGTATAATTCTGCACCAACATTCTTCTCCAACATTACAGGTGGTTAATTTCCAGGGTACAGTTAAACTATAACTTTGGGCTTCATCGTAACTGTCAAATATTTTTTCGCTCATTTTGATACCACAACAGTAACACCATCAAAAACAAACTTATCTAATGTATCAGTAATATACATCGGATGTTGAGTTGGTTTATTAATTACATGAAAGTGCATAATTAGTTCATTATCTAGTGATAGATTTTGCGACTCTTGAAGATATTTGGCAATAGCGACTTTTACATCTTCTACGGTCAAATCTATTTCGGTTTTGTTTTGTATTTTCATATTGGTTGTGTTCCATATAATTTTTCTGCAAACCATCTTGCACGATCTTTATCAGACGTTAGATTCAAATCCACGCTCTTTCGCTCATTGTAATCTAGTTTCCAGTATTTGTCAATAGCAAACTTTTCCCAAGTGGACAAATCATAATCAGTCATAGAATTTCTATAACTTGATGGCTTGTTTTCATCATACATATGCTTAAAAACATCTCGTACAATAACAACTTTAGTATTACTATTAAGACTATCCCAGTTGTCACTAATCCAATCTTGAACTGCTCCCGGCACATAAGTATGCCTACCTAAAGCGTACCTTAATGCTGCTGTAACCATAATACTTCCATTAGTATCACAATTGAATTTATTTTTTTTCGTTTTCATCAGCATAATCCTTATATAACTTATAATTCATTCCAGATACAAATCCACACTGAAAATAATAAAAGTCATTATCATTTCCTTCGTGGTCGCCATCCAACCACAATTCTCTTGCTAGTTTTTTAGCACTCTCATATCTTTCTCTGATAATATCTAGTTCATCTGAACTCATATCATTCTTTCTACTGTTCCTCTTGGGCCTTCAATAATCTCCATCATTACCTTATTACATTCCAGAATATCTTCATAAATAGTTCGCAATTGTTCGTAGCCTTCTAACTTAGGAGGTAATCGAAATTTACCCAACCTATTTAGGCTGTCCAACTGTTCTTTGAGAATAAATTTAATATCGTCAATATCTTGTTTATTCAGAGTTGTGGGTTCTTTTCCCATATTGGTATCTATTCTAGCCATTTGTTGCCCATTACTTCCCTATTTACCATAATTAAAGAATTGATTATTAGTTTTTAGGGGGTCGATTTGTCGCAAACGATTCAAAATAACGGTCAAATTTCTTGCTTCTGGAATGATTTTTTCATGTAGAGTATCACCAACAACCCTTTTCAAGAGGGCGATTTCTTTATCGGTCAACAATACATTTCTATACATAATTCACTATACCTATTAAGAAAAATACCCGTACTACCAGTAACCAGTATACCAGAGTAACCACTGGTTGTCAACTGGGTTTATCGGCCATTTCCATTAGTGGCCTTTAATCGTTTTTTCACCACCGGCATATTCAATAAGTAAAAATATGGCGATTTTTCTACCAAACAAGAATTATAAGGTAAAAAACCTACTGATTCGGTAGAGGCTGGGATTCTTGAGAGGTATAAACGGGGGTATTAAGGTTCTTGTGACCAAGACTCATATAGTATTCTACCACAAATTTACTAGTAAACATAGTAATTATTGTGAAAACTCCCACAATTATCATGCCTTTTATGAAAGGTTCGTGAAATTCATTGTTCATCATCAGTTTCTCCATATTCTTGGTATAAATAGATATAAAGAATCATATAACAAATTATGCAGAGAGGAATGATAATGTGTCCATAATCTTTCATATATCCTAGATTGTAGTGACCCATAATTTGTTAACCTGTTAGTGTTCTATTCGGGGTGAGAGGAATATTATTTTTGTTTATGTTCTTTATTGTCAATTCCAAAGTATTCTAATACTGATTTGCATGTGCCACAAGTTCCTTTTTTCTTTCGGTTCTTGTTACTATTATAATTACATTTGGCTTTGTGTTTTTTCTTATTTGATTTTGTCATAAAATTTCGCTGACTGTGACCATCAAATCCAAACCGAAAGGTTGGGCTGGAACAATATGAGATTATTCTGTATCTTTGTGTTCAAGTTTCGGAATCATGCTAGTATCATCATATGATATGCTTTTGATATCAATTACAAGAACAGGAGTTTTGTCTGGACTACTCTGTTGAAATTTCTGAACTAAACTATTAATATCAGACAATATCTTTTCGCCGCTAATCCCCTTATTCAAAACATAATATCTCATAAGACTTCATTATCTCGCTGACTACGACCAAAAAAACCAATCTTGGTATATAGGGTGATACAATTTCAAAGACCCTAAAAAATTCGCTGACTACAACCACCAGAACAAAATCCGTAGGATTGGGCGAGACTATGATAAGTCATCTTTATAATCTTCCTCAAGAATTACAGAATAATTATCTTCCATAAATTTAACATCATCATTACTCTGTTTCTCAATAAATGGTTTTTCTATAATCACATATTCTGGTTCAAAGAATATGGAATATAGTATGCAAGAGGTTCCAATTATTGTTAGGATTATAATAACGGTTAACAGAGCCAATGTAGAGTCTTATGTTTAGGGGATAATGTCCTGATGTTCGAGTATTATAGATTGTATATATTCTTCGGTTGTTATGTAATTGTATTCCATAGTGCTTTTATTCTGATTTAGTTGACAATCAACAACTGGCATGGTATAGTGATGTTTGTTAATATGAATGTCCAATGTTTTAACGTCGGGCAAACTTACTATAACCAATGGCCAAATATAGTTATTGATTATCATAGAATCATGATGGCGAGCAACAATGAATCTGTTGAATACCAGCCGCGATTCCAAAACCAAAAGCAATGAAAAATGCTACGGCCAAAACGATCTCCTTAAAATGGTTTACTACTACTTCGAATCCACCACACTCACCCGTATTGTAACATACGCGGCGTTGTGACGCAACTCCTTGGTTCATAAGGACTTACAATCACGATCCTCAATCAAAATTTTTTATTAAGATGGTTTTCGTCCTTGACAACCACTGGTTTCTCTAATACTCTTATGCAGAGAGTTAAGTAACACTATAGAGATAAGAAGTACAATAGATACAATATAGAGTATTATAGAATCTATGTATCTTACATCAACTCTAACACCACCAACTTGACAACTCTCCTCCCTGCATTACTATAAATCACACTCACAGTTGGTTAGATTTTAGTCAAATCCAAATTCCAGTTTTTCTTGGCAAACCGTTTTAGAGGATGCAAACCTTTTTCACCAACATGAAATGAATAAAATTCTTTACTCTTGTCAGGATGATAAATTTTTGCAAGGCTACCTCCATTACTATATTCAATATTATAGCCTAGTTTTTCTAATTGTTTCAGTACTTGATGAACATTTTTCATGATAGATATCCTTGGTCTTTAAAGTAACCCAGAGTTGTTATAAGATATGGCACAAGATTCTTGTTTCTATAAAGATTCAAGATCTCATCATAACTAGCCCAAAAGTATTCACTATGCTCATAGTTTAGAATAACATTTGGATTAAAGATTCTAGAAGCAAAAACAACCTTGCTACTGTTGTTCTTGTAACTAATAGTACAGGATACCAAACTGTCTAATAGTAATCCTGTTTCTTCTAGCGTTTCTCTCCGCACAGTTTGCTCTAGACTTTCATCACCATCTTTTCCACCACCCGGTAAACAATATTTATTTGGTTGCCAAGGTGCTGTGCTTCCCCGCTTTAGTAACAATACTTTATTATTGTGAAAGATTCCAATAGTTGCTGATCTTTGAGTTTTAACTATCATATTAAAATTCCTTATTGGGTGGAAAATCTTTTACCGAATACAATTCCACAGTCTCATTATAATCAAGACCCAAATATTGACTTAATTCAGTATCCACAAGAGAGTCCCAATATTCTTTAGGATCAGTACCATGTTCACTATTATAAGTAATCTTAAGTGTCACATAGGATGTTTTTAGCATTATTCAAACTCCTTGATTGATAGAATGTTTTCAGAACCAAAGTCACCGAAGAATTCAGGATCAGTATATAGTTTATCATTTAAATATTCTGGAATATGACTATCCTTAATATCATCATCAATAACCAATTCCATATTAATAGTAATAACCTTCATTCTTCTCCCCTTTGAATTCTATCAAGATAAATATTTGCCGTTCTAATATAAGCCTTAAGACTCTCAAGATACTGCTGATTATTAGTATCCTGATAGAATCTCACTTGATCACCAATCTTATTGGCCACATAAAGAAGAGCCTCACTATTATTCATAGAATTTTTCCTTTCTGCAAAATCACAAAGACCTTGGTTTTTCGCTGACTATCACTAAGACCGCCAAATCCGCAGGATTGAGTAAGACTTATATTAGATTTGAAAAATAGAAATACAGATTATAATCCTATTATTCTATTATTATTCCTAAGTCCTTTAGCATCAACCACTTACGTTTCATTGTATCGTCTACTAGGTCGCTTGTCCATCACCATTTTTAAGAATCTTCGACAAAGTTTCGTAACCCATTGTGGATATTGGACTTACGACAAAATTTCGCCGCCGGGTTTGTCATAAGTCCTTGTCTGACAAGCACTTACAACAAATGGCGTGAGGGTGGAAACCGCCGTAGGTTATTCCCTCTTTCCCTACGGCGGCTCCACTATCTCCACGAAAGAGCATCAGATTGCGTTGGCAAACTCTAGAGCAGATTCCAACGCCTTATTATTATCATTGGCATTTTGACCGAACCACAAACTATCAAGGCGATTATCAGTGGTGCGACCCTTACCATAGTTCAGATATTCATTGAACCCGTTATAGGCGGCCCACCAAGTACCGCGAACATTAGCCGCAGTCTGTTTCGGGCCTTCGATACGAGCCAGAATATCATCCATAATATTACGGGTACGAGTCTTAATATCCTCGTCAGCACCCTTAATATTCAGGACAACCTTAACATACTTCTCAATATCCTTCTGGTTGAAACTCTTGCTAGCAAGGAACCGATACTGTTCCGCAGTAGCCTCAAAACCAGCGTTAATATTATCCATAATATCGCGGACTTGTTCCAGATTCTTCTGGCTGGAGCGAGTGTGGCGAATACGGATCAGTTTGCTATCATTATGCTTGTGAGCATACGACAGCGTGTTCACGCAGACCACGCGAATCGGAGTGTATCCGACACGAATAGCCGTTGTACCGTCGTGACTATTACTCAGCAGGATAAACTTGCTAACCTCATCACCCGGAACAATCTCGCTATTATCTCGGTTGAGTTGAGCAAGCACCCAGACCTTTTGACCGAGATGCAGCGATCCGGCAGTATGGATCGAACACTCGTTAGCGTCGAGGAAAGGCTGGAACCAATCAAACGCATCCTTATTCTGGAGCGGAGTATAACGAGGGCCGACAACGCCAAGGATGCTGCCATCGCTCTTGCGATAGGTCGCACGATGGTTCACAGGCGTACCGTCAACGGTCTGCAAATCCTTCAGACCTACTTCCCAATCCAGACCAGCAGCGACGATAGCATCATTCACATTGATACCCTCGTCAACGCTATTGCCAAGGCCATGCCAAGGCGTCTCACCAACAAACATCATCTTTTCAACAGCAGCAGGCATAACTAACTCCTTCGTGTTTAACTTCTTCGTTCCGATGCACTGATTCTACCATCTAGTATCGTCTAGTCAAGCGGCAAAACTTGTGAAAAAATTTTTTTGTTCTAAGTCATTGATTGGCAAGTACTTACGCTTCGGCCGCCGCCACCAACTGGACGTAAGTCCTTTAGTGATCTAGGTTTAGGAGCGGAACCCCGAGATCACGCTTGCAGAGTTTAGAACCATCCTCATCATTACGATAAGCACATTCGTTAGGCAGATAGCAATACACACCAACACAATGAGAACACGAGTATTCATCCTTGATTACTTTTTTAATATGTTTTACGGTTCCACCAGAACAGATTAAATCGTCTAATATAATATATTGAAAAGGGGCCACTCCCTCGGTACGAAACTCTGAATAGCATTGTTCCCCCTTTCTTACCACAACAATATTCTTGTTGAGTAACTCTGCGATTTGTGGAACCACCATCAATCCACTTACACCGCAGCAGGCAATACTATCAAAGTCTTTGGCAATCTTTCGCAGATCACACACGGCCTTAATAATAATCTTATTTCTAGCCTTATGATTTAAAACGTGACAGGTATGGCTAGCACCCTGAATATATTTTCCTTCTGTAGTTTTACGAACATCCTCAATCTGATTATTCAAAATATTGGTCATAAAAACGATGGACGGCCGGATTCGAACCGACTAAGAAAGGAAAGATAAAGCGATATGCTTATAATAGAATACTTGTCCCACCAAGTTGCATCCATCAGACGAGAAAGGGCTATTCGTTATCTAGTTCATCCACTACATTATGATAATAGTGTTCGTACTCTTTTTCATCCTCAAAATCATCATAATCTGGTTCGTCAGAATAGTCAGCATAATCATAGAGTTCTTCTGAATCTTCCACAATACGATCATAATCAAACTCATATTCATTTTCAAACATAGCCACTTTCTCCTTTTCCACTATCATACACCAACGAACACGATTGTCAAGTAGGGGCCGAAGGTAACGCTCCTTCTTCAATAGATTAAAAGTCTATTGCATCACTTTAATGCTTGACCCCCGCGAGGAAATCCATTATACCAAGTATTATCGGTTTGTCAAGACCAAAAACTTGAATCTTTCGCTGACTATCGCCAAGACTGCAAATCCGAAGGATAGGGTAAAACAAAGGCGGAGGGAATCGAACCCTCATCTACGGTTTTGGAGACCGTCATTCTACCGTTGAACTACGCCAATGTTCGTAACTCAGACCGTCAGCCTCCGGTTTGCTATCATACTCTATTATCGACAAGAAGCAAGTGAATTCTTTAGTTTTTCTAAGTCTAATCGTACCAAGCACTTATAACTATATCGCGCCGCCATATTTTACCTAAGTCCTTTATCTATAAGCGGATAGAGAGAATCGAACTCTCGTCAACTGATTGGAAATCAGTGGCTCTACCATTGAGCTACATCCGCAAACGGAATCTGAGGGATTCGAACCCCCGGAGGATTTTAACCCTCGGCGGTTTAGTAAACCGCTGTCTTTAAACCCCCGGGCAAGATTCCAAACTGGCTCGGTAGGACTCGAACCTACAACCGGGCGGTTAACAGCCGCCAGCTCGACCATTGAGCTACGAGCCAATATTCCGGGACTACGATTTGAACGTAGAATAAAGGATCCAAAGTCCTCTGTGATACCGTTTCACCATCCCGGAGAGCCGACAGAGGGAATCGAACCCCCGACAGGTTGTTTACAAAACAACTACTCTACCACTGAGTTACGTCGGCAATCATTCATTCATCCCTTTAAGGATTCCAACAATAACAGCCACTCCAAATAAAATACCCAAACCACCAGCACTAAAACACGCTGATACAATCATAAATCCAAGAACTATCATTACTAAAGTGCCACAACCATTATTATCTGATGGTGGTAATCGTCTGGCATCTCTACCAGCGTCTCGCCAAAGTCCATACGGGAAATACATATTTCACCTAAATATCATACTCGTTACGCCATAGTTTGTCAATAGCGTTTCGTGTACGGAGCCGCTTGGGCCTGTTGTCCATAGTTGTATCTCGGTATTCCTTGTGTCCCGTAGGCACTTCCCACGGTTTCTTGACCTTGATTTTGATAACTTTGCGGCGTCGTGGAATATCGTCGTTGTTCTGGAGCGTAATCATGCCATTGTCCGTTTTCGTGAAGATAAAATACTTTGTCTACATTAGGATCGTAAGCCATTAAACAATATTGTATAGGATGCTTTACTGGCGTCAAATGCTTTTGTATTATGGGTATTTTGATATCACCCTTTTGATAATCCTTTAATCCAGTATACGCTAGCCCTAAGACAGCAACCACTACGCCAATCCATTGTATCATACCATTTCCTTTTGTCAATCGTCGCTTCATAGATAGTTTATCGACCACGACGAGAAAAAACTTTAATCGTTCCTAAGTCATTGATTTGCAAGTACTTAGGATTAGATGGCCGGGCCGCCCTTGTCCTAAGTCGTTTAGGATCAAGGGGTTACGATTATTCATTATCGTCGCGGCTTAGTTCCCATCCTGCGGCTCTCACAATACTTTTTGTAGAGATTACATTAGTTTTAGAATCAGCACTAATATAGTCTCTATATCCACGTTCATCAGCATAAAAATATTCATCAATAATATCAAACTTATTAGTCATTAGCAGTCCCGTGATACTAGCCTCAAGAGCATCCTTACGACTAATAACAACTTCAAGAGTATTACTCTTTACATAAAACTTAGGCATGGTTCATCTCCGTTCCCAAATACTTCATATCCTCATCACAATCCGCACAAACCGGCGTACCAGTATCTTGATACCACCACGGCGTTACATTGATTTCATCCTCACAAGAAACACAACGCCAAACGTGACGGATTTTAGTATCATCAATAACTTGCCAGATTTCCATGATAACTCCTAGTGGGCAGGAAAGAGAACATTAGCCAGACCGCGAACACACAAGTCACACGATATACTATCCTTCGTGCCAGTGCAAGTAATAACAGACCGACCACGACGAATCTCGGGACAAGTTACAAACTTTGTGCCGTTCAGCACAACCAGTTTCGGCAAAGATTTACGCCAAGCCTCGGCCTTGATTTTGCTCTTGGGTCGCTTGGGTGCAATCTTCATATCGCTATCACACCATGCAAACTTTTTGAAACCTTGTGCAAGAGCCTCACCCATATCATTATCATCATGCACACTAGCATATACATTCATATACTTTTCCAGACTAACAAGCCGGGAATCGTAGATATGAGTATAAAACCACATATCGGGCAGCGTGTCACCATCGGCAAGAATACTCTCACACGCCCACGTTACATTAGCAACATAGTCTAGGTCAAGTTCGCCATTGAGAAACCAGTCGCCACGCTCATGCCAGCGAATAGACTTTTTACGCTTTTTGGCGTCCAGAATCATAGCACGGATTTTGTTTTTCTCCGTGACTACGTTAGCAAAACCAGCAACGCGAGCATTTTTATACTGATTCTCGGTAGCCTCGGCATAGCATCCATTATTGAGATAGTCACAGTCTGGAGGGCAAGTATCGCCAACCGGACGCGAAACCACAATGCAACCCTTACCCAACTTATCGTTACCGTCTGCTGTTTTCATGGCTTTCTCCCTTGGTCTACCGATTCTACATTATAGTATCGGCACGGTCAAGCGAAAAACTGTGATAAAAATATTTTTGTTGTAAATCCTTGTGGCATCAGCACTTAGAGCAAAACCGGCCCTCCGAATTCGTCATAAGTCCTTATGCTTCAATAACTTAGCGAGAGCGACGGGACTCGAACCCGCAACCTCTAGCGTGACAGGCTAGCGATCTAACCGATTGATCTACGCTCCCGAATTATAAATTATGATACCAGCATGTATTTCACTATGACAATTTTTACATACTAATATACATTTATCTAATTCTTTTTTTATTTTAGTTTCATTTTTAGAGAATGACGTATTCTTTATCTTACTTATATTAAAATCTTTTTTAGATGGATGAATATGATGAAAATCTAAAGATCCAATATATTTATTATATCCACATATAATACAAGAACTACCCTTATATTCAACACATTTTGCCTTAAAGGCTCTCTGTCGATCTAGAGTATTCTGATGATTACACTTCCTACAATAACTTTGTATTTTCCCCTTACGATTACCAGATTTTACCTTATATGGTTTCTTTTCTATTTGACCACATTTTACGCATTTCATATTTTACCTCATGGATAGAATCTAAATATCTATCCATATTATACACCAATAAATACTGCCGGAAGGATTTGCACCCTCGTGAGTCAACTTAGAAGGTTGATGCCTAATCTACTCGGCCACGGCAGCATAAAACCGATAGCCGCCAGTTATTCACCAGCGGTCTATCGGATATTATAACATTATATTATGCTCAGGCAACAGCCTCGGCTTCCGATTCAACCTTGCCATTATGAGCATCCCCAGCCTGCTTCGCAGTCACACCAGTGACCCTAGCACGCCATACCTTATAACCCTGCTCGCTAAAAGCCTTGACTTCTCCAGCCTTGACGTTAGCATGAACGTCGCTGGGCAGAGCATCGGTCAGACAGGTGGAGATCGAATCCACCACAACCTCACGGTCAAGATCATCGGCAACAATATCAACAACAAAAGAAAACTTCTTCATGGTAAAACCTTTCCAAGTAATAGTAGTAAACCCAACAAACACATTATACAAGAACCACAATCGCTTGTCAAGTTGCCAATCCGAACTTTCTTAGTGTTGGGATCGGTTGGTCGCTTGTCTTGCGATGCTATCAGTATACCATTGTTATCGTCATTGTCAACAGCGGCTCGTGAATGTTTTTTTGCTTTTTTCCTAAATCATTGAACCATAAGCACTTACGTCAAAATCCCGCCGCCGTCCTTGCTCTAAGTCCTTTAGTAGCAAGGCTTTAAGTCAAGAGAGATAACCCTCACAACCCAAAGAGGTCAGATCACGCAGCAACCCTTCAGCCGCGTCGGGAGTCTTAGCGGTGAGAGTGATGGGATTACCACCACCAATCAAGAAGCCGCCAGCGTCCCACCGACCCACCATACCATCGGTCCAATCCTTCGATTCCTTGAGTCCCCAGCCGGTGTGCTGTCGAACAGCCTTGATGCAAGAGATACGGTTGTCCAAATCCATACCCTTGGTGATCGTAACCATTCGACGCTGGTTCACACCCAAGACCATCTCAAAAGCCTGCGTGATACGCTCTCTAATATCCTCCCTAGCATAGAAAGAAAGTTCCATAGCCTCACGAACACTCAGTTGCAGATTGATCATATTCAAACCCTTTCTTCCAAAATGTAAACTTGTTTGCCGTTAGTTAATAGAGTAGCATACTCGCTACCGTCCCAAATGAATTCGTTATTGTCGCTTTCTCGTCGCCAGTGCGGATCACGAAGTGGATTATAAAACAACTTCTCAAGATTGTCAACAGGCAGAGCGGGATAAAAATCCTTCCTCAACATAACTTCTTCACATCTTACCCACCCACTAACATCATGCACACCAGCCTCAAACACCTGTTTAGCCTTATTCGGCCTATTCCACAACTTACAACCCCGCATCTCTAACTGATATTTTTTGGGGTCAACGTAGTATACATCAACTGTTTCCCCACCCTGCTTAACCTTTATTTGCCAGTGCATATAATGCTGGCCATTACTCAGGTGAAATCGAACTTCGCCATGTAGTTTGTTCTGTTTCATGCTTATACTATACCTTATCGACCAATCGTTGTCAAGACCTTTAAACTTTCGCTGACTACAGCCACTCTAGCCAAATCCGAAGGATTAGGAGAAACAAGGCTGGCTTCCGCCATACTCGACCAGCATTTCAGATAGCCTCTTTTGATATCATTGTGGCTATCCCCAAGCCTTGCTCCCTAAGTCTACCAGTATTATCGGCGTTTGTCAAATGGATTCTTTAAAAAATCCTAAGTCGTTACTGGATAAGCACTTAGATCAAATTCGCGGCCGCGGCCTCGTCGTAAGTCCTTTAATACCAATCACTTAGGTGCCACCAACCACAAGTACCACACCAGTACCACCACACACCATACTTATCTAGCCTATATGCCATATCATTGTTTTCACCACACACACAAATATCACTAAGAGTTTTCATGTTGGATAATCCTCTGGATAATCTGTTGCTGGTCGCTCTGGTTTTGGTTGACCCTCGTATGGCATCCACCACGGAGCATCCATACGATCCACAAGACCGGGACTTTCTTCACAAATAAGAATATGCGGACTCACAGGATCATCACGATGAATCTCATACCGTCCACGCCACACACCAATATCTGGCCCAAAGTAGTAAACCTTCTGGCCGTTGATAGGGCGACGATAACCAAAAAAACTAAGCCATTCCATTATTTAGCCCTCCCTACGTTTTCCGGTAGCCCTTGTAATAATCAAGCACTGAGTACCAGTATCATTATCCGTAAACTTCACACACTCATGAGGCCCATAATACCAAACATCATTCTTTGAGAAGTTGAACACAATCTCTTCGGTTTTCAGATCGGTATCATTATACCCACCCTCATACCCAAGAGTCAATACCCTCATATCAGCCGGATAGTTTTTCAACTGCTCAATCAGTTCATTAACGGTCATTTTTACCTCCCATCGTCCCTATAAAGCATCCACCAAGAGGCTGGCATATAACCTTCGTTAGCGAGTCGTGTGCTTTGCTCTCTAGTTTCACCACATGCTCGCCAACACAAATAGCGAACTTCCCAACTATCGTTTTCAGGAAACTGCGGAAATGTCCAGTATGGATCACTCATTATTCATCCTCCGATGGAAACAGTTCATCCCAATGACTAGGGCTAATGCCAGACAGCAGAATCTCACGATCATCCGCACTAAGATGCGGAAAACAGTTTTGGATACTCTCTCCATTTATCCAACGATTAGCATCGCTCAGTTTGGTAGTTATACTGAACGGATGATTATCGAATAGACACTCTCCAGAGAAAGTTATATTTTCACCATCAGCACTAACGCTACGAGTAACCCGGTCAGAAAAAGCAAATCGTGTTCCAAGCATATGTTCTCTCCTTTGGTTGTATTCTACTATCTAGTATCGGCTCTGTCAATAGGGAAACTTGAAGAGATTTTGCTTACCATAAAGCGTTTTTGCGTAAGCACTTGCGTCAAAGCCGCGGCCTCCACCTCTCCGTAAGTCCTTACGGGACAAGGCTTTATAAAAACCAGCGAATCTTTTACGCCCCGATTCTATTACCCATATGGCAACCCTGTTACGGACCATAGGAAACCGCCCACGGAAACCTTCCTAAGATTGGTCATGACTCAATCTATCTGGCTCTTGGGGACGGTTACTGGTTGTGTTGCTTCGCAACTTATATTGTGTGGTATTCTTGTGTGTACTAAAAAATACCCAAAAAACCTATACTGGGAAACGGCTATCCAGTACTTGCCGACGATTTTTAACTTTTCATTGACAGAATCAGTAAAACTGTATGTTGGTCGTGGTGAGGACGCGATCCCCCATAGATTGGTACTTCTATCCAACGTATAACCCCGTTGGCAACTCCCCCAGTCTTTCAGAGAAAGTTTATCGAAATAGGTTATCCCAATCTAGTCCTAGGCATGGACCCACGAAAGTTTGTATTGTCAAGGGCGAAGGATGGAATCGAACCACCTCTAAGCATTTGGTTGCCTACTCCACCAGTTTGGTGTCTCGGACTTCTCGTGCTACCATTACACTACATTCGCCATATTTTAGGGACGGATGGATTCGTTGATGCTTTGGCGTCACAGGCAACTGCCTCAGCCCGCGCTCTCAACTTGACCATCTACTTCACTGCCGTTTTACCGGGAAGTTGCTCACGCAACCTAGCAGTCCCTATTGTATTGTCAATGATCGGCTGAACTCTTGTATTCTACAGTCTATTATCGACCTGTCAATAGGGTTTTCTTGAAAAAATATTTTTTAACGTAAGATATTGAGAAGCAAGCACTTACGACGATCCCGGCCCGGCGAGTTTGCCCTAAGTCCTCTTGTGCTAAGAACTTAGAGCGAACCCTTTTAGTAGTCGGCCTCAATAGGCTCATCACACCTATAGTTAGAATCTATCAAAACTTCTGGACGAAACTTGCTCAGTTTCTCGTCTCTGCAATCCACACAAACCCGTGCCAGCGGAATACCCCTAGCATCGCTCTCCCACCAACTATTCTTTTGAGATCCACACGGACAATACTTTGTTATCATGCTTGTACCTCGTCATCAGAAAAAAAGTTTTCCATGTCGAACTCATTCCATAAAGCAACAGGAATCATATCCTTACTCTTATACTCAATATAGTTGTCAACTCCATTATCATAGAGTCCACAAAAAGACATACCCGGCTCGAAATAGGATGCTTTTACATTGTATCCCAAATCTACCAGTTCGTTATACAGTCCAATAGGAGGACTCCAAGCAGAGTCAAAAGAACAACTAGCCTGATTACCAACAACAGTAGCCTTCAAGCCGTGCCATTCTTCTCGTTCCGTACCCTCGTCAGCCCCAATATCCCACTTTACTCCCCAGTTATTCACACAAAAATCCCACCAACCATCGCCAATATCTGCGGGCATAGGAATAAACTCGTTACACACAGTTCCCTTGTTGTATGTTTTCACAAATCGGTCGAGCATAGAGGGATCGGAGTGTTCAACGGTCAACTTGTTCAAGCACCAGTTAGGCATATTATCCTCAGTTAGTAGTAGTGGTCAAAGCAGAATACTTACCATCACGCCTAGCAGCCTCAAGAGCATCACAGAAAAAATCACTAAAATCTTCCATAACGCTCAAAGCATCTTCTCTAGTACCATCCAGAATAGCATCAGTAAATACTATCACAAAATCAGCAACCCGCTCACGAACCATCACAATCTCTTTTTTGCTCAACATCTCTCTCCCCTTTTCAATCTTTATACCAAAACCCAATCCGTTGTCAATAGCCCCACGGAGGATCGAACTCCGATCTCCGGGATGAAAGCCCGGTATACTAAACCATTATACTATGGGGCCGAGACTCGCTCAATCCAAATATAGTCACCATATTTAGCCTGTGCTTTTTTCATAGCATCAAACTCGCTCAAAGCGACAATGTAGCCAGCAAACTTATTGTTTGCAAATACACGCCAAGTATAACCAGCATAGCAGTTAGCAGTAGTCATAGCGTTATTCTAATCTATTATCGGCACTTGTCAAGAGAAGTCTTTAGTTTTTCTAAGTTGTTGCAGTATAAGGACTTACAACAAATCCGGCCCCGCAGCCATGCCCTAAGTCCTTGTTTAACAAAGACTTAGAGCAACTGGCCGAGAATCAGAACAGAAGACTAGCAAGGCCGGTTTTGAACGCGACCCCACCAAGGAGGGGACGACGCACATTGCGTGTACGCTCCGCGTAGAAGTTGCGAATCTTACCGTCCGGAGTTTGAGCAGTCACAAGATGACGGCTACGCTCAAAGTTCGGATCATTTCTACGATACCTACTTTTACTATTCAGTCGAGCAAGATAATCGTCAGAAAATCGGTGAACACCAATAACCCTAGCCATAAAACGTTCAGGATCACCAGTAACAGGCTGCACATATTCAAAGTTATAAACACCACCAACCCTAGCATTTGTCAGACTATCACGAAGACCACTATACAGATGGAAAACGCTAAAAGCCACAATGCCAGAAACCGCACCAACAACCGCACACAAACCAATCAGAACTTCGTTAGTCATCAGACACCCTTTCGTTGTGAAAATCAAACACCTAGTACGCACATTCTACAGTATTATCGTCGTGTGTCAAGCCCAAACTTTAGAGATTTTGGTCACTCGCCATCATCATAATAGCCGTAACCATCATCACTATGAAAATCCTCACAACAGTCTACATCTTCGCCAAAATAACCGTAATCCTCATCGGTTCCCCATCCAGCGGAAGACAATGCACTCTCAGTATCGCCATCCATACTATCATCATACGAATCATCCCAACTGTTCTCCAACTCCTCGCCATCAATCTCGCCGTAAAAATCATTGTAATCGTCATAGTTCGACGCATCAACATCATCAGCGTAGTTCATATCATCCTCATAAGAGTTATCGGGATCGAACAGGGGGTCAGGATGGCTCATCTTAGGTTTCTCCGTTGTGTGATCCGATTCTATATCTATTATCGACGTTGTCAAGTGTAGAACTTTAAAAATATCTTTTTTGTTCTAAATCCTTATATAGCAAGTACTTACGATTCGCCCGGCGGCGCCACTCTAACGTAAGTCCTTATTTTCCAAAGAGTTAGATTATTTGAGAATATATTCTATTTCTTGTCCATTCGCAATCATAGCAGCATATATCTCAATACGCTTATCTTTCTCCCGTTTCTCAATCTGATGGTCGGTTTCTGTTACATCACGAGAATCGCACTTTCGCTCAAGATCAGCCAGGGTAACACCATCGGTACGATGGTCACGAAAATCCTCCGGCAACCACGAGTTAGGCACCACCACAATATCCCGCACAACTCGCTCAAACTCAGCAATCAGTTCATAACCGTTCATTTTCTTCTCCTTGGTTGTGAGGCAGTCTATCAAAATCTTTTTGGCTTGTCAACAGCAAAATCCCACTTTTTCGCTGACTACAGCCACACTGACCAAATCCGTAGGATTGGCTGAGACTAATCGAAATCTCTCATAGCCTGTCGCTTCTGGTCACTGCGAGTGCGAAGTCGCTTGGGTCGGTTGTCGTGCTGACCAGATCCAGACATATGGCTAGAATGACCCTTACCCATCTCCCACACTGGACGAATGTTCAGCCGAATCGCGTCGTATTTCTTTCGCTTGCTCATACTCGTATCCTACCATATATTATCGGCTAGTCAATAGAGAATCTTTATTTTTCTAAGTCTTTGATACACAAGTACTTACGAAAAAATCGCCGCGCCCGGCTCGACGTAAGTCCTTGCCGGGGTTAGAGTTACGAGTTAACCACCCATGCGGCAGCACACCCAACAACAAAACTTATTACAAATACGCAAATATCCAAAACTTTCATTCTTTTCCCCTTATAGGATAAACCAAATCACGAACACTATAACTAGCAAACACACCGATAATAAATCCCACACCGATTTGTACCCAGTTAATATCGGCCATCCCTAGCCCCTTTCTTAAATGTTTTTCCCGTACTCAATAATAGCACACATTACTCCTGCAAAAATAATCAGGAATAGCATACTAATAAAATAACCCATCACGATACCACCATCCCATCAATAAAAGGGTATTCCTTACCATTAATCTTAACATACCAAGTAAAATCCCTCTGGTAAACCCGTACCGGGCTATACTGGTTAATCCTATCCTTAGTGGTAACAGTTTGCCAACCCCCACTATTAAGGGTATAGGTGCCATCATCCCGAATCTTTACAACGTATGTACTGTGCAACTTAATAGCCACAGTATTATCGCTCAGGATTTCCGCATAGGTATTATTACCAATCTTTCGGCTATCCTTATTCCGCTTGCCACGAACCATCTTAATCGCTTCGGCGTGTGTCATTTTCTTTTCTCCTTACTTCTATTATCGGTATTTTACAGGCTAAACTTGAGAAAGTCAAGAAAATAATCCTGTGCCAAATGCGAATATTTTTTAGAATGTCCTAAGTCCTTATGGGGCAAGTACTTACGCAAAAATCGCCACGGCCCCCGCGTCATAAGTCTTTACGCGGAAAGGCTTTATGTCAACTGTTCAACTGTTCAGCCATAACTTTACCCGGCTTGAATCGCACCACACGCCGCTGTCCGATCATCACGGCTTCGCCCGTGCGAGGATTGCGGGCCTTGCGAGGTGCGGTCACCTTTACGGTGAACACCCCGAAGTTTCGCAGTTCGATGCGTCCAGTTTCGACCAGCGTTGCTATCATATTGTCCAGAGTAGCCTGCACGATCTCGCGTGCCTGCTGACCCGTAACGCCAACCCGCTCCGCAACCTGTTCGACCATACCACGCTTCGTTCCGATCATTTCACTTTCTCCGTTGTGATGTTTCTATTCTACAGCCACTATTCTAAAAATCAAGAGCAAAAATCTGCTGGCTCGGGATACATTTCTTCCCACAACCCAGTCACTTCGGCATAATCAAACGGGTCGCAATCAACCTCGTCGATAGGTTCGACCATAGGCTCGATCATACCATCGTCAGCGAGTTGAGAGAGGATAGCGTTGATGGTATCGGTGTCATCGAGGATCATATCGTTTCTCCGTTGGGGTGATGCGATGATTCTACAGTTATTATCGACAAATGCAAGCCCACACCTTGAGAATAATCCTATGCCAAACTAAAAATATTTTCTGACACGGTATTTTCTTGGATCATTTTCTCTAAGTGCTTGTGCAGAAAGGACTTAGGAAAAATCCGGCCCGGCGTCCTCGCCGTAAGTCTTTACGGATCAAGGACTTGCGTCATTATTTAGATAACACGCAATAACATAGGCCAACATAACTAATAATAAATGTAAGTGCAGCAAGCATTATAATATTCCTTTATTTGGCGTGAATAAATACGTTTTTACTAGCGGTCTGATTTGTTACAGTCACAATCCAGTTTTTTCCGCTACCATCTTCCCGAAGAATACCGTTGATGATACCAACGTGTACATTACCCTTGGGATCAGTAACAGTGCCATACTTTCCAGACCGCATAGCACTCATAATCTTATCAAGACTATTCATTATACTATAACCTTTCAGTTAGCGTTAGCAGGCTCAAAAATATCCAGAACATTACACTTGTCAACATAGATTGAACGATATCCATGCTCACACTTGACGGTGAGAAGAATACGCTCTCCAAACTGACGCACCCTAGTCACAACGCCGTCAACAACCTCTCCGTTGTTATACTCGGCATGAACAGCATAACCAGCCATGGGAACCTTACTCGTCATTCTACCCTTTCTTTCTCTCTTCTATTATCGACATTATACAGGCGATTCTTTAGGTTGCAAGCAAAATCTTTGGATTTTTGTGTCAAGATTTTTTGACAAAACTTTTCTGTTTTTCGGTATGGTTTGGCATACCGTTTGCTGATGCGATTTTCCCTAAGTCGTTACGCTGTAAGTACTTACGTCAAATTCGCTGCGCCCATATCGTCGTAAGTCCTTACGCCGTATGGGTTTGCGTCAACTCTGTCCCGGATAGATTCTTCCGCTCTTGAGTCGCTGTACAAGCGTATCGTAATCGTCAGTCGTGAACAGCGTATAATAAGCATCCCGCTCCTGCACGATCCACTTGCGAGTGTATCCGTTCCACACACTAGCCACGACCACACCGAGAGAGTTAGCCAGAGATACGATTTCAGCATTCATTTTCAAGATACTCCCATCCAAGATGCTTTTTCCACACAGTAATCATAGAATATATCGTTCAAAACTTCAAGATGGTTTTTTTCGGTCAAACGACGACGAGCAAGGATAGCATCGCACTCTGCGAAAAACTTACCCGTGGACACTTCATATACAATCGTACACGCATACGATTCGCTTCCCCAAATCCTAGCCTTAACATCAACGAACTTCTTCAACATCTGTTTTCTCCTCTTCTCTCTTCTATTATCGACATTCTATCAGACTTTCTTCAACATTTCAAGAGGGCAAAAAAGATTTTTGTAGCAGCAAATATCGTGCCAATCATAAGTCGTTGTCTGATAAGCACTTAGGCACAAGTCGTGCCGCCGAGTTCGACGCAAGTCCTTACGCCACAAGGATTTACGTCGAATTGTTGTACAGTAGTGTACAGGCTTATATCCCCATAATAGGGGGCTTATTACCCCTCCCACCCAAAGGGGGATACTTCCTCACCGCAAGCCTGAATAGCGGCATACTGTTCGATTAGAGCCTCTACACGTTCACGCGATCCAGGTTTGCCAACCTTCACGATCATGGTATCCTCACCACCAACCATGCGAGAATCTACCTTCTCGCTCTTGCTCTTGCCGATATTCTTCAATGCGGTGCGATTGAACTTCAGCACCTTTTCGCTGCGAATCGTTCCACCATCTGCGTTAGTTTTGTCGCAAGGGATAGCGATACCAACGAAGCACATACGGGCAACTCGCTCAGCATCACGAACAATCTTAGGCTTTTTCATTTTCTTTCTTTCTCCTTTGGATGATGGATCGTACTAAACTTTTCCCTGTGACGCAACCCCTCAAATGAGGGACGCTTCGCGCTCCTTGCGAAACTTGATGGCGTACAGTTCGTCCACAACAACGCGAACCACGGTATCCATGCTGACACTCTTGTGGGTATAGTATCCACAATGGATAGCGAACAGGCTATACGTACCGGGAACACCGGATGGTATCGACCCCACACTGTGGGGGTGAAGGGTAAAACCCGCATTGTAAGCGTAACGGCGAATACTCTTGCGAATCGTTTCAATTTTTGGGATTCTCATCTCTATCTCTCTTTCTCTTTCCAGTATTATACCAAACTTTTTCGACAGCACAACCCCCACAACGGGGGTCACCATCCGTTTCTCCGACACTCATCGGCCCAATCCCGATCCTCTTGACGGGTACGATCATTATACCCGTATCCACCATAGGTAAGGTAGTTATCCTTCATGGCATCGTATCCATCATCCGAATCGTGAACATCGTCAAAATCTTCGTAATCGTACAGGGGGTCAGGGCAACTCATTTTTCACTCTCTCTTTCTTACCTCTATATAGTGCATGTTCTGTGCCAAAAGTCGAAAAATATTTTTGTGCGACTTTCTCGACGATTTCCGCAGGCTGTCACCTTGGCACTATGTCATATTGGCAAAGTCTGCCATTTTTGGCTGCCGTATTGTTTGGCACGATATCTGCTGTGGTCATTTGATCTAAGTCGTTATGCCACAAGTACTTACGTCGAATCCGCGGCCGCGAATTTTTCGTAAGTCCTTACGCCGTAAGGGTTTGCATCAAGTCGTTGTACAGTAGTGTACAGGCGTACACCCCACTACAGTGGGGATGCACAAGCGTACACTGAGCCGAATGGTACGTTATGCTGATTAGCATATACTGAACGAGCATCCGCCCAATCCTTAGCAAGTACCATGCCAAGGTAGAAATCATTTTCCGAATTGTAGATATAGTAGGTTTTCATGATTAGGAGATCAGTTCCATATCCTCATTGTAGCACTCGTACTCATCTCCGTCAATCTCTACGTGCCACACATCACCCTCATCGAAATGCCAGCGAATGATTCGACCAATCTTTCCGTCAACCTTCACCTTATCACCAAGAGCAAACTGCATTTTCTTTCTCCTTACTTCTTATATCGGTATTCTATCAAATATTTTTTAGATTATCTACCCCCTTATCGGGGGATCGTAATCAGATCACCAAAATGTGAGAACGTCAACTTGAGAACCCTATTCGGATATTTCTCATCGATATACTTCTGTGCAGTGCTTTTCCGATTATCGGTAGCACTCACACCCTGTACAACTGTACCGTTCTCATCAATCACCTTCCAAACCTTCTTTTGAACGATACGCGGAAGGCTTTGGATGAAATCGTTGATATGAGTAACCTTTTCCATTTTTCTTTCTCTCTTTCTTTCTTCTCTTTTCTCTTGTGCTTTCATTATACAGTATATATCGGCCATTGCAAGCGAAATCTTTTGAAAAAATAAAAAATAATTCTGTGCCAAATCAAAAAAACTTTTTGGTATACCGTTTGCTCTCTCGATTTCTTCTAAACCCTTATACCACAAGCACTTACACGCTCTTCGGCGTGACAAACAAGACGTAAGTCCTTATAATATCAGCACTTAGAGAGAGGGGGTTTTTCTGTTTCTTCTCCAGTCTCAAAACCTCTGACCCTAAACCCGCGGTGGTCCAAACATAGTAAGCAAACCATATATAATTGGCCAGTTTAATGACAAGTTTCCCCATTATTAAATAAAAAAACAGGCACCAATTATGAGTTGATGCCCGTTTCTTTAGTATTCTACAGATTCTTTACTTCAAACGTCCGAAACCGACTCGACCTTTGGAGCTGATGGTCTACGACCTCTTGGCTTGGCAATTGACAACTTTCGCCTCTGACGTCTAACCATTCCCACAGTAATTTGTCGGCTACCATCAATCTTGTTTAAATAAGTGGCAATTTCCTCGTCCTTCATATTTTTGCTGTTATTAGCAATAAAGTCTGTTTCTTCTTTTGTCCACTTTTTATAAGTTTTTGACATTTTATCCTCCTGCATAAGTTGCTTATTGTGTATCAAACATCTATAATAGTATAAATGTCACAAAATTCTGGTCAAGGTAAACCCATGAAAAATTCTAAAAACATACATACAATATCATCAACTTTAAAAACAGTTGCTAGCGAAAACCTTGTAACAGAAGCAGAGTTACAAAACCTAGACGATAAACCGCTAGAGGAACTACTTAATGAGCAAAAACAAGAAAACGCCCAAGAAAAAGACCAATTTACCCAACAACATAACGGATGAAGAATTTATAACAGTATGGGAAAAAATTAGTAAAAAATTAGGCTATAAATTTAAGTTTGGGTATCATAGTCACGAGGATATGAAGCAACAGGCCGCCATATTCGCCTTGGAAGGACTTAAAAATTATGATAATAAAAGGCCCCTAGAAAATTTCTTATGGACCCACGTGAGAAATCGACTCTTTAATTACAAAAGAGATAACTATCAAAGGCCCGATAAACCCTGCTTCACCTGTCCTTTTTACAAACCAAATGATAGTGCTTGTTCTAGTGGTTGTTCAGAATTTAAAAACAAAAGTGATTGTGAATTATTCGCCTCATGGAGCAAACGAAACGATACCAAAAAAAATATTATGAAACCAGTTGGTATAGATAATGTTAACGAAAATAGTACCGAAATAGTTGACTTTAATCTTCTGGACGCTATTAGTAACAAAGAAATTATTAAAATTATAGATAATAATATTAGTATTAAAAATCGCCCCATATTTCTCAAATTGCTAGGAGGCAGCAAAGTTTCTAAGCTTGAAGTTAACAAACTAGTCAAAGAAATAAAAAAAATATTAAAAGACAATGACATCAACTCCTAAAAAACGTGGACAACTCAGCTTGGATGAAGAAAAATACATCCGAGATAATATACAAACTCTTACTGTAGAACAAATTGCCGAAAGTTTAAATCGTAATGTTGCCCCGATTAAAAGATACATTAGCGAAACCAAGAACCTAGCCCCTTCTGCTGAAGACGATCTGCTAAAGCAAAAACTATATAGTAAAACCTTTTGGTTTGAAATTAAAAAGCAGTTTGATGAGGATAGTGGCGAATTAGAATACTTTGAAAATATATGGATAAATTTAATGAAGCAATTTCGAGAGGATGTGCTTCCTGCTGAAGAACTTCAGATCAAACAATTTATTACCATAGATATTCTTATTAATAGGAGTATGAAAGAACGAAAACGACATATTGCTGAAACTGAAAAATTACAACGACTAGTTGATGCTGAATATGAAAAACCAGACGATCAAAGAGATGTTCCTCGATTGGCCAATCTTGAAACTCAATTAAGTTTCGCACGAAATAGTATCGCTAATTACACTAACGAATATACCAAACTGCTTGGCGAACAACAAAAGATAAGTAAAGACTTAAAGGCTACCCGCGAACAACGTATTAAAAGAATAGAAGATGGTAAGAGTAGTTGGGTAGGATTAATTCGTATGCTTGAAGATGAGGATGTTAGAGAGAAAGAGGGTCGTGAGATGGAAATTATTCGTCTTGCCACAGACAAAGCACGAGAAAATCTAATGAGCTATCATGAATTTCAAGATGGTAAATTAGATATTCCACTATTAACCCCAGAATCAGTATTAAAAAATGAATCAACGTAACTATAACGATCCACAATATAAAAAGTGGAGAACCGATGTTTATAAAAGAGACAAATTCCAATGTCAGTGGCCAAATTGCACCTTCAAGAAAAAATTACATGCTCATCATATTTATAAATGGGCCGATTTCCCCGCTTTAAGATTCGTATTAGACAATGGCATATCTCTCTGCAAAATTCATCATGACATGATTAAAAACCAAGAAGAAATATATGCTCCAGTATTTAGTAAAATTTTAGCGAGTAAAAAATGATAGATAATGAATTTACTATTATTGTTGATACGCGAGAGCAAAAGCCTTGGAGCTTTGAGCATCATGCTAAAGCCGTTCATAAATTAGATACTGGAGACTATAGTATAGAAGGTTATCAGGATCTATTAGCCATAGAACGCAAATGTAATGTTTCCGAATTCGCTAATAATATTACAGAAAGTCGATTTGTTGATGTTATAGAAAGACTTAGTAAAATTAAATATGCATTTATACTGTTCGAATTTGATATGAAACACGTTATGGATTATCCTATTGGCAGCAATATACCAAAACGATTATGGGATAAAATTCGTATTAGTCCAGCTTTTCTCATTAAAAATATTGTAGATCTTCAAGTTAATCATAATATTAAAGTATTATTTTGTGGCAATAGTGAGAATGCTGAAAAGATAGCATTATCAATCATGAGGCGTGTTTACAAAGAGAATAAAAATGTATGATGATGCATGGCTAGGACTTGGTGAATTAGATAAAATAGTTATACCTTCTAATCCTATGATCAGAAGACACAAAAATGATATAGAAAGTCCTGATCGCCATCTTGTTAAACTACTCAAAGATCCAGCATATTTTGGAGCCACTTGTAAACTACTATTCGATATAGAATTGCATCCAATCCAAATTGCTATTTTACAGGAATTTTGGATTCGTCCATTTCCAATGTTTGTGGCTAGTCGCGGTTTTGGTAAAAGCTTTATATTAGCTCTTTACGCATTTTTGAAATGCATATTCGTACCCGGAACTAAAATTGTTATTGTTGGTGCGGCTTTTAGACAGAGTAAAGTTATATTTGAATACATGGAAACACTATGGCGTAATAGCGCTATTATACGAAGCATATTTAATGGGAATGATGATGGTCCACGACGAGATGTTGATAGATGCACAATGAGATTAGGTACTAGTTGGGCTATCGCTATTCCTCTTGGTACAGGAGATAAAATTAGAGGTCTTAGAGCACACATCATTATCGCAGACGAATTTGCTTCTATATCTCCAGATATTTACGAAACGGTAGTTTCTGGTTTCGCTGCTGTAAGTGCCACTCCAATACAAAATGTTAAGAAAGAAGCTAAAAAATTAGCAATGAAAGAGGCTGGCTTATGGAATGAAGATCTAGAAAATCTTAGTCAAAGTATGGGTAACCAAGCTATTATTGCTGGAACAGCAGACTATGCTTTTAAGCATTTTGCATCTTATTGGAAAAGATATAAAACTATTATTGAAAGCAAAGGTGAACAACACAAATTACAAGAGATTTTTAAAAGTGAAGTTCCAGATAATTTTAACTGGAAAGATTATAGTATTATACGAATGCCATACGAGTTAATTCCCAAAGGTTTTATGGATGATAAACAGGTTGCACGAGCTAAAGCTACTATTCATACTGGTATTTATAATATGGAGTATGCGGCTTGTTTTACAGAAGACAGTGACGGATTCTTTAGAAGAAGTCTTATCGAAAGTTGTGTAACAAAAGACTCAGCGCCCGTAGTTATTAATAATGAGCCAATTATCTTTGACGCTAAGATTAATGGTGATCCCAATTTAAAATATATTTATGGTGTTGATCCTGCTAGTGAAAAAGATAATTTTAGTATAGTGGTTCTAGAGTTACATCCTACTCATAGCAGAATAGTTTATTGTTGGACTACTAATCGTACTAATTTTAAAGAACGTCAAAAAGCCGGATTAATTAGTGATCATGATTTTTATGCTTTTTGTTCTCGTAAGATTCGTAATCTAATGAAAACTTTTCCTTGTGAACGTATTGGTATGGATGCTCAGGGAGGTGGTATTGCTATCGAAGAAGCTTTACATGATCCAGCTAAATTACAAGACGGCGAACATTTGATATGGCCAACGATAGAAGATAAAGCTAAAGATACTGATGATCAATCTGGATTACACATTCTAGAATTGGTTCAATTTGCTAAAGCAGATTGGACAGCTCAATCTAATCACGGTTTAAGAAAAGATTTAGAAGATAAAGTTTTACTATTTCCTCGATTTGATGAGGTTAGTTTAGTATTAGCTCTTGATCAAGAAAATAGAAACATAGAAACCGCCGATTTGACTCCAATTTATGATAGTCTAAGCGAATGTATACTTGAGATAGAAGAACTCAAAAATGAGTTGACTACCATTGTTATGAGTCAGACCAGCGGTTCAGCAGGAGCAAGAGATCGCTGGGATACTCCGGATATTAAAATGCCTAATGGTAAAAAAGGTAAACTACGAAAAGACCGTTATAGTGCTCTACTTATAGCAAATATGTTAGCTAGACAAATGAATAGATCTTTACAACACGTTACTTATGATATTATTGGAACAGATGCTTCTCAAGCCGTAAAAAATAATGGTCAAATGTATAAGGGACCAAAATGGTTTACAGAAGCTGCTAATGAGGATATTTATATGGGAATACGCAAGTAGTGTGTATATTCTATTACAATCCTATTACAATACAAATGAAATATTATGGCTAAAAAATATCCAAAAAGCGAAGCTATTAACGATGCAGAATTGGCCAATCAGGAAGCTTATGTTACTTGGGGAGATGATCTTCAAAGCAAACAAGACGCTTTAAAACAAACTTCTGGATGTTTAGAGGAATTTGGCCTTTATCAAAGCACTGCTGGTTTTAGAAATCGCAGTAATGATTATAGCAATTTACTTCCTGGCGGTATTCACGGTAAACCCGGATTAACTCGACGAGGATACGATTATTTTCGTCCAGACGAAGCTGTTCCAACAGAAATTAAATTAATTCTTAGAAGAGCAGATGATGTTTATCAAAGAGTAGGATTAGTAAAAAATGTTATCGATCTTATGGCAGACTTTGCTGTTCAGGGAATCAAGCCGGTCCATAAAAACAAAAGAATAGAAAGATTCTATCGCAAATGGTTTAAGAAAGTTAATGGAAAAGAAAGAAGCGAAAGATTTCTTAATAATATCTATAGAGTAGCAAATGTTGTTATTAATAGACAAACAGCAAAAATTAGTTTAAAAACCGCTGATGAATTTTTTAGATCAACAGCAGCCGCTGATACCACAGAACAAGATGATAATATTGTTAATGTTGATAAAAGAGAAATTCCTTGGAGATATACTTTTATTGATCCTGTTTATGTGAATGTTTCAGCGGGATCACTATCCTCATTCGTTGGTCAGAAAAGATACGAACTTATGATACCAACAGCATTGAGAAGAATTATAACAGCTCCTAAAACAGATAATGAAAAAGCTATTATAGCAGGATTACCCGCACAGATTTTAGAAGCCGCTAAAGTAAAGAAGCCATATCCATTAGATCCACAAAAAACACTAGTATTTCACTATAAGAAAGACGATTGGCAAAGTTGGGCCTATCCCATGATCTATAGCATTATGGATGATATTACAGTTATTGAAAAATTAAAACTTGCAGATATGTCCGCTTTAGATGGCGCTATCAGCAACATTAGAATTTTTAAGCTTGGTAATCTAGAACATAAAATTGCTCCTACCAAGGCTGCTGCTAGTAAACTATCTAATATTTTACAAAACAATGTGGGAGGCGGCACACTAGATTTAGTTTGGGGACCAGATATTGAATTAATAGAGTCTCAAACTAATGTTCATCAATTTCTTGGTGAAAGTAAATATATTCCACATATGAATAGTGTTTATGCAGGATTGGGAATTCCACCCACTCTTACTGGCACGTTTGGTGCTGCTGGTACAACAAATAATTTCATTAGCTTAAAAACTCTGACACAAAGACTTCAATATGGTAGAGACACACTAATAACATTTTGGGAAAAAGAATTTGAACTAGTCCAAAAGGCTATGGGTTTTAAATATGCTGCTCGTTTAGAATTTGATAGAATGGATCTAAGTAATGAAGATGCTGAAAAAGCATTATTAATTCAACTAGCAGACAGAAATATTATAAGCGATGAACTTATTCAAAGTAGATTTGGTTTTGATCCAGAAATGGAGAAAGTAAGACTAAACAGAGAAAGCAGAGAAAGAGATTCTAATCGCATGGTACCAAAAGCTGGGCCGTGGTATGATCCAATGTTTGAAGAGAGTCTTAAGAAGATAGCTCTACAAATTGGTTTAGTAACCCCGAGTCAGGTTGGATTAGAACTCGAAAAGAAAAAAGGTGGCGAAAAAACAGCTTTGGAAATGAAAGTACCCTCGCTACCATTCGGTCAACAGCCAACCGTTAAAGATTCGCCAGAATCTTTAAAAGGAGAACCACAGCAAGGTCGCCCCAAAAATTCTAAAGATACCATAAAAAGAAAGCCCAAAAAATTTAGTCCACAGACCGGAGCAAAGTTACAGATATGGGCCGATTCAGCCCAAGACACAATATCAGAATTGATGAATCCAATCTTGTTAGATTTTTATAGCAAGAAAAATATGAGGAGTTTATCAAGCGTTCAATATGATGAGGCAGAAGCCACGAAAACTAAAATCCTATTATCTGCATCACCTTTTGTTAATATTGATGATAGTTATATCTTAGATACCTTTAATAGTGTACAAAGTGCTAATATTAATGAGCTATATAATTATTATCTTCAATTTTTGAATGGTATGAAATCTAGTCTAGCCAGAGAATTAACAGTACAGGAATTAAAAAACATTAAATCCTATTTTTATTCTACGGTGTATGACACTTTAACCCAATGAGATTAAAATATGATTATTTATAGTCAAGAAATTAAAGATGGATTATTCCATCAAATACAATCACAAGCCAGTGTAACAACGGCTTCTGTTGCTTTTCCTGTTGAGGAAATTGGTAAACAGAATATTAAAAATATTAAAGCATTAGCCTCTTATGAGGATAGCGATCTTTATTATGTGCAATCGATTTTAGTAACATCATCTTGGAATAAAAATGATGATATATTTACTAAAGAAGAAGTTTGGGCAGCAAAAAATACTCCAGAAGACAAGCCCACCAACTTAGAACATGATGAAAATACTATTATTGGCCATATAGTTTCAAATTGGTCAATAACCGATGATGGTATTCTTATTTCCGATTCGACTCCGGTAGAAAATTTACCAGAAAAATTTCATATAGTTACTGGATCAGTAATATACAAAGCGTATACTAATCCAGAACTAAAAGAGAGAACAGCTAAACTAATAGCGGAAATTGAAAATGGTAGTAAATATGTTAGTATGGAATGTATGTTTAAGGGATTTGATTATGGCTTAATTAATGAAGCTACTGGAGAATATAAAATATTATCTCGTTCAGAGAATACTGCCTTTTTAACAAAACACTTAAGAGCTTACGGCGGAAGTGGTAAATATCAAGATCATAAAGTTGGTAGAGTTCTTAGAAGCATAACTTTTTCAGGTAAAGGTTATGTTGACAAACCAGCAAATCCAGATAGTATAATATTTAATAAAGAAAATTTTTCTGGCTTTTCTTATTTAAAAAATGCTGATAAATCTTTTTCGGGTGTATCAGATAGTAGACAAAATCCTATGGAGGTCAATAATATGAGTTTAGAAAAAGAAGTCGCTGAATTACAAGATAAGGTAGAAGCTATGAGCGATTGCGCTCAAGCTACCAAAGACGCATTTGCCCAGGTCAAAGAGCTACAAGACAAAATTGTTGCTTTAGAAACAGCAATTGCAGAAAAAGATAGTGAAATTGCTTCTAACAAAGCGGCTCTTGAAGAGTTGACCGCCCAAACTGAAGCTGCTAAAAAAATGACTGAAGAAGAAATGATGAAAAAAGAAGAAGAGATGAAAAAAGCAAAATCAGATCTTGATGCTGCTTTAGAAACTGTTGCGGTCTATAAGAGTAAAGAAGAAGAGATGATGAAGAAAGAAAAGAAGATGAAAAGAATGGCAACTCTCATCGAAAATGGCTTGGATACCGAACTTGCCACAAGCACAGTTGATAAGTTCGAAAATCTAGATGATGCTTCTTTTGACAGCATGACAGAAGTTTTTGCTGCTATGATGCCAATGAAGAAAAAGAAAATGGAAGAAGAAGCAATGATTATGAAAAAAGTTAAGTCAAACGAAGAAACCGTTGCTGAAGAAGCACTAGAGAATGCCGAGCCAAGTAATGATATTGATCTAAGCGCTGGAAGTGATTCCAGTATTGCAGAAGAGGCTGTCAGTACAACTCGTGCAGCATTAGTTGATTTTGTATGTGCTAGACTAGGTAAAAAACTTACTAAGGGAGAATAATAACATGGCTCTTAAATCAGATCGTATCGAACTTTTAACTGATATTTCATTTTTCATGAACACAATAGCAGAACGCGGCGGCGTTGCCGGTATTGCTGTTAGTGGAACAGCTGGGTCTGGGGGTTCTCTGGGTGATGGCCAA